AGAGAATATACATGGATGAGGATGGTAATACATTCGACATTATATCAAGACAGAAGATCCTTGAAGATAGAGAAGCCCTTATATCTAAATCAACATCACAAACTGCTGTAGATAGATATATCGCAGAAAGACCATTAACCCCTAGAGAAGCAATGCTCGATCTTAAGGGCAATATATTCCCCAAGAAGGACTTAATGGAGCATCTATCTAATATACGTACAAACAGTAAACTTCAGGCTAGCAAACAGGTTGGTGACCTAGTTAGGACTGAAACTGGACAGCTAGTATGGAGGCAGAAGAAGTTTGGTGATATACTTACATATGATATACCAGATGGAGAGGATAAGACTGGTTCTATAGTAATATGGGAACATCCAGATCCTGCAGCACCATTTGGACTATACATAGCAGGATGCGATCCATATGACCACGATGTATCACAGACTGGATCATTAGGGGCATTCTTCATATATAAGCGTTTTAACAACATAGAATCATATTACGATATTATAGTTGCAGAATACACAGGAAGGCCGCCTACAGCAGAAGAGTATTACGAGAATTGTAGGAGACTTCTAGAGTATTACAATGCAAGACTGTTGTATGAGAACGAAAGAAAGGGATTGCATGTTTACTTCACACAGAAACATTGCGAACACCTACTTGTAGATACACCAGACATCGTAAATGATATCATACAAGATACCCACGTAAACAGACGTAAGGGTATACACATGACTAAGTTTATTAAGGAATATGGATTAGGCCTCATTAAGGAATGGTTAAATGAGGAGATAAGCCCTGGAGTAAAGAGGCTTACTACTATACTATCAGAACCACTACTTGAGGAGCTTATAGCTTATAACGATACAGGCAACTTTGACCGCGTTATAGCCTTCATAATGTGCTTAATACTTAGAGAGGATATGTATAACGTATCCGTAAAAGAAAGGAAGGAGGAAGATAAGAAGGAACAGTTCTTTGGATTCGACTTCTTCAAAGACAACACAGATAGTGTTGTACATGCCGATTTTATAAAAACTAATTTCTAATCATATGAGAGATTACATATATTCATCAATGCCGCCACAAAAGCTTCCGCAGTCTAAGAAGACTAAGCAATGGAAGGAGGCGTGCGTTGATTACATATCGGGTATGTATGGCATAGATATGCAGGGTGCTAAAGATATGGCAACCAATTACGATCTCTACAATGGTGTATTCGACGAGAAAGATCTCAAGCATGTTACATCTCCATATGGTGTAGATGCTGGTTTTCCTGCTAGAATACAGAACTTCAATATAATCAGAAATAAGGTAAATGCATTACTTGGTAATGAAGCCGGTAGACCTGATACTGTAAAGATATACAGAACAGGAGATGAAGCTGCCGGAGAATACCAAGAGATACAGAAGCAGTTACTTGACCAATACTTCATGAATTCGCTGATGGCTAAGATGAATCCAGAGCAACAGGCTCAATTCCAGCAGCAGATAGACTCTGGTGAGGTTATGCCACCAGATGCTATAGTTAAATACATGAAGAATGATTATAAGGATGTAGCAGAGACAGTTGCATATGCAACATACAATTACCTCAAAGAAAAGAACAATACGAAGCATGAGTTTCATAAAGGATTTAAGGATGCTCTTATCGCTGCTAGAGAGATATATTATACTGGTATAATCAATGGCGAGCCTGTATTGGAGCGAGTAAACCCATTATACATATCATTCGACCAGTCACCAGATCTTGAGTTTATCGAGGATGGAGCATGGGCTGTAAGAAAGATGCGTATGACTCCTGCTGAGATATATGACAGAATGTATGATAAGCTTAAGCCATCAGACCTGGATAAGATACTTAGACTTGCAAATGATGGTTATGATAAGTTTAATACATTAGCAAAAGATCCAACAGATATCAACTGGACGCAGGTATTCGGAGACTTTGATGAATACACAAACTCTGGTTGTCTTGATGTATTCCACGTTACATGGAAGTCATTCAAGAAGGTTGGTTTCTTAACATACCTTGATGAAGCTGGACAACCTCAGGAAACTATAGTATCTGAGGATTATGCAGTTACAGGCCAGGAATTGGCATTAGACTGGGACTGGATAATAGAGGTATGGGAAGGGTATAAGATTGGTGCTGATATGTATTGTGGTATTCAGCCATTGCAATACCAGCATGTATCTATAGACAATCCTAACTCACAGAAGCTTCCATATACTGGAGTTATATATTCAAATACTAACAGTAATCCTAAATCTATAGTATCAATACTTAAGCCATTACAATACTTATATATAATCATATGGTATCGTATAGAGCTTGCATTAGCAAGAGACAAGGGTCAGGTGTTGAATATGGATATAACACAGATACCTAAACAGATAGGTAGAGAGGCATGGATACATTACTTATCATCACTTGGTGTAAACTTCTTCAATCCATATGAGGAAGGTGAGGATGTACATAGAGGTGGACATGCAGCTGCATATAATCAGTTTAGCGTAGCAAACCTTTCGTTCACAAATACTGTAGGATCATATATACAGTTACTACAGGAGATAGAAAGACTGGCAGCTACTATTACAGGTATTACACCACAGGCTGAGGGTATGATACAAAATAGAGAGTTGGTTGGGTCTGTAGAAAGATCTGTAAACCAATCTGTATTAGCCACAGAGCCTATATTCCATATGCATAGAGAATGTAAGAAGAGAGCTATTAAGATGCTTATAGACACAGCTAAATCGGCTTGGGCATTAAGCGGCAAAAAGAAGCTTCACTTCATTACAGATGACATGCAGAGAGTATTCATGGATATATCAGATGAATTCCTTTATGAGGACTTTGATATATTCGTAGGTGATGATACTAAGGAGTTGCAGAATATAGATGCAATGAAGCAGTTATTACAGCCGGCTATGCAGAATGGGGCAACCCTCCTTGATGTAATGGAAGTAATAACATTGGATAACACTAATGCAATAAAAGAGAAGCTTGCTAAGATCGAAGAGAAGAGGATGCAGCAGGCTCAGGAAGCACAGCAACAGCAGCAAGAAATGGAGATGCAGAAGATCCAGCTTGAGAATCAATATAGAGAGCAGGAGAATGCATTTAAGCAGCAAGAGCTTGAACTTCAGAAATACAAGATTGACGTTGAGGCTGAAACTGACATATATGTTGCAGAGCTTAATGCTTATAGGGGAGTAAGAGAGCTTGACCAAGATCTCAATGGTACTCCAGATCCTATAGAAATAGGAAAACTTGCATTAGCAAATAGACAGCAGACTGAAGCAGAAACAACTGCAGAATACGAAAGATCCCTTAAGGATAGGGAGATGGAGCTTAAGGCTGAAACTGAAAGACTTAAGGCTGCAGCTAAGTTAGCAACAGATACTGCTAAGATAGAACTTGAGAAAGAGAAACTTAATTCACAGATAAAGCTTCAGAAGATGAAAGACGAAGAAGCTTATAAGAGAGAAGAATTAAAAGCGAAGACAGCGTTGAAAAACAAGACTGTCGGAGAGAAGTAACCCTTAAATATAATTTTTAATTATGGCAAAGAAGCAGGATGTTAATCCATCAGCTGATACTGTCGAGGAGATAGACACTCCATTTCCTTGGGAGGATGAAGAGACTGATGTAGATAACAATGATGACACTGAAAATGACGAGCCTAAAGATGATGATCCTAAAGATAAGAAGGATGATCCAGTAAATGAGCCAGAGGATAAGACTGATGATGACGATAACGACAACACAGTCGACGAACCTGATGACACTGATACTGATGATAACGATGGCTCAGATGACGATGAACCAGATGAGGGTGTTGTTACAACCTTGTTCGACTCATTGGCAGAGAAGATGGGATTGGAATTTGACGACGACTTTGAGGCGCCTAAATCCGCAGATGATCTCATTAATACACTTGCTGAGATAGTTGAGAAGAGTAGCGAACCTGAATATGCTGATGATCGCGTCAGACAGCTTGACGAGTATTTGAAGAATGGCGGTGACTTCGAGAAGTTTTATAAAGTTCAGAAGGAAGCCATCTCTTACGATAACATCAACCTCGAGGATGAGGGCAATCAAAGACGAGTTTTGTCAGATTACCTCGAGCTCGAAGGGTATGATGATAATCAGATAGCTCGCAAGATCAAGAAGTATGAAGATACCGGAATCCTTCAAGATGAGGCGGAAGACGCACTTGCTAGAATCAAGAAGGCTAAGGAGAAAGAGACTGCAGCTATGTTAAAGCAGCAGGAGAGGGAGCGTAGGGAGTACGAGGAATCACAGAGAGCAATCTTTGAGAATGCCTTGAATACCATTAAGTCTTCTGACAATATCCGCGGTATCAAACTATCTCAGAAGGACAAGAAGGAGTTGGTTGATTACATGTTTAAGATCCAACCAAATGGTAAGACCAAGTGGCAGGAGGAATACGGTAAGAGCATCAACAACATGATTGAGTCAGCTTTCTTTACTATGCGAGGAGACGCATTGGTTCAGTCAATTAAGAAGTCCGGTGAGACTAGCGCAGCTATGAAATTTAAGAAAGCACTTGCGTCAAACAAAGTAAAAGGAACAAAACCATCAGCAAAGACGGGTAGCATAGACGACTTTGTGAGTGCGTTTGGGTTCTAATATAAAACATTTAAAATTTATTTATTATGCCATCACAGAGCGCAATTAGTAATTTGGTGATTGGTCGCGGTAAGCGTTTTGCTGATCTCGTTGATGAGAATATGCTTGGCAACGCATTGCTTCGTGAGCCACACAAAATTCCAGGAATTATTTCCTTCACATTTGGTACAACTAATGTAACTAACTACAAGACTACACTCGACCTGATCACAGGTGGACTCGGCAAGACTGAGCAGATTGATAGCTCAGTATACGAGTGGCAGCTTGAGACTAACTCAGACAAGCCATTGTTTATCAAGAGAGCTGAGATTAACGGTACTATCGTAACTCCTGCAGCTTTCGCAACTCCAATGGATACAATAGCAATCTGGGTAGACGAGAAGCTGTTCAGCGTTGGTGCTGTTCTTGTATTCGATAACTACGACTATCAGGCACGTGTAATCGCTGAGCCTATCAACGACGGTGGTTACTGGGTATATCAGTTGCAGCCAATCTCTAGCGATACTGCATTCTCTATCCCAGGTTCATACCTTATGCCAGGTAAGGGAGTTAGCCGTCTCTACTCTCTCTATGAGGAGTATTCAGATGAGGCTGATATCCTGAACTACACTACTACTGTTAAGATGTCTAACAGACTGTCTATCATGCGTCTTCGTGCAGACATCACCGGTAGTGCTGCTACAGATGTTCTTTCTGTAGGTGTTAAGGACGGCAACGGTAAGATCAACTACCTGTGGGGCCCATATCAGGAATGGCTTGCTTTGAATCAGCACGCACGTCGCGTTGAGGCTGGTTTGATCTTCGGTAAGTCTACAATGAAGGCTGACGGTACTTCAGTAATCTCTGGTACTAACGGTCGTCCTATTGAGGCAGGTGCTGGTCTGTACGAGCAGATCGCTCCATTCAACAGACGTACTTATACTAAGTTGACTGCTGATATCCTCGATGAGTTCCTGTTTGACCTTGCTTACAACATCATCGGAACTGGTATCGGTTCTCAGGAGTTGAAGTTCGTTGCATTCACTGGTGCAATGGGTAAGAGAGAGTTCTCTCGTGTACTTGAGGAGAAGGCTGGTGCATACAACTTGATCGATACTCACTTCGTATCTGGTTCAGGTCGTGATCTGAAGTTGAGCGGTGAGTTTAAGACTTATGAGATGCACAACGGTATAACTCTTACAGTTATGCACGCTCCTATCTTCGATGACGCTGAACTCAACAGAGAGTTGGACCCAGTAACATTGAAGCCTCTCCGTTCATATGAGTTCTTGATTCTCTACAACGGCAACATCAACGGTAAGTCTAACATCCGTAAGTTTGCTAAGAGAAACCGTGAGCTCGTTATGAGAGTCGTAACAGGTATGACAGACCCAGGTTTGAACAAGGGTTCTTTCACTACTGTAGCATCTAACGCTAAGGACGGATACTCATTGCAGATCCTGTCTGAGGTAGGTATCGCAGTTCTTGATCCACGTCCATGTGGTATCCTGACTAAGATAGCAGAGTAATATATAGACAATATGCAGGGGCTTTAAGTAGTCCCTGCTTCTATTTTAAAAGAATATGGAAGTCATAGTAAAACAGTTGAATTCGAATTTCTTGAGAAATAATCTCAATAGAAATTCAGTAAAATATATAGGCGGATGGATCACACGTAGTGGTCTCCCTTATGCAGGTGCATTTACAAACGAGGAGCGTAGAGAATATGAGAAGCTTCTCGGTTATTCAGAGGGCTACCTTGATCCAGGAAACGTTAAGTTCTGGGATTCATTTATCGCTGTCAAGCTTCAGGGTAATAGACCCGTAGTTCTTGATACAGATAAGCCTGAGGATAGATTCAAATACGAGTATTGTAAGCACCATATTGAGGTTATGGATGGTTACGAGGATAAGAAGCCTAGAGCATTGTATGTAATGATCAACGAGGAGGCTGAGGCTAAGAAGAAGAACATTGCAAACGAGAAGAAGGTTGCAGCAATCAAGGAGTACGACAAGATGTCTATCGACGATATCATTGCATGTCTCAGATTGTTTGGTGTCAACTCTAGAGATCTTTCTTCTGAGAAGTGCAGAGAGCGTATGTTTGATATCGTTATCAATAAGCCTTCTGACTTCATGACCAAATGGACCAACAATAAAGATAGAGATTTCTACATCCTGATTGAAGATGCATTATCTAAGAATGTGCTTAGGAGAAACAGAAATGTATACTACTATGGCACTGATACAATAGGCACATCCCTTACAGATACTGTGGCATACCTTAAGAGTAAGGCTAATCAGGAAATATATTTGGCAATTAAAGCTGAGGTTGAAAGTAAATAATGACTACAAAAGAATTTCATCTGGCATTTAATATAAGGCTAGATAAAGAGGATATAATCGGATATCCTTCCTTTACGCCAGAGGAAATCGACTTCTGGCTAACCCAGGCTGTAATAAGGTTCGTAAAGCAGCGGTATTCTGGTACTGATGCTTATAAGTCAGATGGATTTCAGACATCTGAAAAGAGAGATGCGGACCTTAGAAATACTTTACAAACTAAGGTTGTTGAACCTAAAAAAGTTGAAGGCACTGACTACTTTGTGTACAGGCCAGAGGACTACTGGTTTGGTGTCGGAGAAGATGTGTTTATTACATCTACAGATAGACGCTGGCCAAAGAGTCCATGTGATAAGCCATGTGAAAGGTTGGGTGACATGTGTAAAACATGTGCATTTGGTAAACCAATACCAAAGCTAGTTGACCCAATCAACACAACTTATGACAACATCACAACAAAGAAAAACGACTATCTATCGGAGTTTAATCTTAATGCTAATAATGCAAGGCCTCTACGGCTCTCCTATAGAGAGTATATTGAATACATAACGGACGGTACTTATGGTATTGATAGCGTACGATTTACGTACATTAAGAGACCAGATGTATTCAACTTTAAAGAATGGGATACTGAATATACTTATATACCAGAACATGCGCATGACGAAATCGTAATGATGGCTGTAACGTTAGCTCTGGAGAGTATATCTAGTACAGATAGAATGACAACAACTAATAGTTTATTAACAACGCAACAGTAATTTTATTAATATTTAAATTATGGCAAAACATGTAAGAAAAGTGTTGGTTTGCAAGGCGCTTGGCACCGCAGTACCAACAGGAGCTACTAGAGACGCCCAGATTACAAACGCTGTAGAGGGCACTCTGTATTTCTTTGATTCTAAGAAGAACTTCATCGCTAGCACTGCAGCTAAAACTGCATTTGCTGCAGGTCAGCCAATCTTTGTTGGAACAAAGGTTAATGCTGATGGTGAGTTCTATCTTTCAGACAAAATAAC